CGAGGCCGTAGCTAAGGTAGTTGACTTCCTTCAACTTTGCTAATCTAATAGCAACCTTATCGTGCTTAACACGATATTCTGTAATCCTTTATTTTCGAGGTCCTAATGCCAGCTAAATCTTTAACGCGTGTAGAATATTACCGTACACAGGTCAACACTAGCAATTGGACTCAAGATTTTGGGTGGTTAGATAGTCGTTCTGGTTTTAAGAATCCTAGTTATATGGAACAAATCCGTAGAAACGAAGATGCTTCAACACCTTACTACAGGCGTGAGAGTGAAAGTCCGTTTTTTAATGGACAATTGCACTCATGGAGAAACGAAGTTCCTCAGCCTGTTTTTCTTACGATGGATGTCTTTGGTGACTTACTGCCTGGTTTGCAATCATTGCCTGCGGATATACCGTATGCCTCTGATGTTGCATCCAATGCGTTAAAAGCTAAAGTACAGGAAAGTCTGGGTTCGATGGCCTCCTTAGCCTCAGCCTATGAGTTACGCGAATTACCGAAGTTAGGTCGATCTATGATAGACATAACTATTGGTATGTTGCAAGCTCTTCTAGACATTAGGCATCTCAAGTTTTCAAAGGTCAGAAAGCTTGTAGCTGATATATGGCTTAATTGGTCATTTGCTATCAGTCCCTTAATTGGGGATGCATCTGCTTTAGCCGGTTCTCTCGCTGCTTTTTTTGAACAACCTTTTCGAATCGAAAGATTCACTGGTGGTTTCTCAGAAAGTAATGTTGAATCGGTCGAGTCCCCTTGGTATTCGGCTGGCAGTATGGCAGCATGGGACTTTAAAATAATTGGTACTTGTAATGACACAGTTGGTTATAAATACGGCTGTGCTGTCAAGATCGATGTTACTAATGAGTGTGATTATTCCTTGCTTAAACAGCTTGGTCTCGATTTCACTTTTCGTAATTATCTTATCGGTTCTTGGGAGTTGATACCCTATAGTTGGTTGGCTGACTACTTTACAACGGTAGGCAGTTGTCTCAGTGATACAATCACTGTTAACTCGGGTAACACTATTTATATATTCTTTAACAGAAAATTTGAAAGATCTATAGATTTCCATGTGGAAACTAGAGACAGAAATCCTAATATGAATTATGGGATTGATGCCTCTTCTTTACAAATTCCTAGTGTCAAAAACTATTCCTTTCAACGAACCGCGATTGATTCAATACCACCTGCCCAGTTGCGTTTCAAGACTTCAAAAGAAGTCGGCGCAAATTCGGTAAACAGGCTTTTGAACTTAATTGCTTTACTTCAATGACCGAGGAGCTATTATTATGGCTTTAACAAATACGAGTCCTTTTGCAGGGCTCACCATGGCCGGATTTTCAACACCAACTTACACCCTTACGGCGGATCTAAATCCCGCAATAAATGGCGTACAGTATGCTGTAACAGGCATAGGTGGAACACAAGCTAACGTAGTTGTGCATTCAGCGTCGAAGCCGTTTACGATTTCGATCTTTAAGCCAACCGTAATAAAAGCTGTGGGTCAATTTATCAATGGTATTCTCAAGAACAATCCGAAGAACACTTACAAAGTGATCACTCGGAAAGGCGTTATACCCGTTGCTGGTGCTATCGATGTTGCGAAAATCACAACTATATTCGAGGTGCCCGCAGGTGCGGATGTTAACGATCAAGAGAATCTACGTGCGATGTGCTCCGCTCACTTTGGTTATATAACCTCAAATGGCGGTGGTATTGGTGCTACTATTTTAAGTGGCCTAATCTAATAATAGATTATCGTGTGTATTCAACTTTGGAGATGATCCTCGTGAAAATTAATGACCATGTAAGATTATTCGCTCTTTTAGAAGAAAATATCTTACGCGACTGCGAACTTTATGAAAATAATGAAGCTGTTAAGCGTCTTGTCAAGCGTTATAATAAACGCTTCCCATCTGGGAACGAAAAACCGCTCGAAAGAGCAGCATACGACGATTTTCTTCGTTGTAACGCAGAAGTGTCCAAGCCATGCTTGGATTCTTTTGTTGTTAATAATGCTCGTGTTTTTATAGAAAGGGCTTTGTGGCGGTTTACGAAAGAATATGTAGACGTACCACAATCCACTCTCGACGTTGGCACTTTACTTTCACTCTGGAAATTTGGACCTGGCGCCAGCAATGGCGTCAAGGGTACTCATTTCGTCGATAAGGTAAAGCAAAAATGGACGTGCACGAATCGCGCAGAACCCATTGTCAAGCTAGTGCATTATACTAACCCACATTTGAAGCAGTTTTTTGCTGATTCGGGGACTATGTGCATTGATGGGAGTCGTATTACAACCGTTCCTAAAAACCAAGAGAAAAGACGTACTATCGCTATTGAACCTTCAGGAAACATGGCTTTGCAGCTTGCTGCCGGTATGTATTTAGAAGGTGCTCTAAGGCGAATAGGTATTGATATCACAACTCAGGCTGATATAAATAAAAGCCTTGCACAATCTGCATCATTAGGTGATAAGTTATCGACCATTGATTTGAAGAATGCATCTGATATGATATCTATAGACCTTGTACGGCAACTTATGCCTCATGACTGGTCCGAGTTACTACAAATTATTCGTAGTGATGAAGCAACGGTCGAGGGTATTCAACATAAGTTGAACATGATAAGCACTATGGGAAATGGTTTTACTTTCCCACTTATGACGTTGATATTTGTAGCTTTATATTATGGCTATAGGTGCTCCGTAAATAAGCAAAAATCTTTCAGACTCGATTTTTCTGAGTTTGGTGTCTTTGGCGATGATATAATCTTGCCAAGTGACGATTTTTGTGGTTTTTGTGATGTTCTGGTTCAAGCTGGACTCGTAATAAATACCGAGAAGAGCTACCAGTATGGTCCTTTCAAAGAGTCTTGTGGAGGTGATTTTTATAATGGGGCTAATATTACTCCCTTTTACATAAAAGATCTTTCCAGTAAAGCTCACGTTTATATAGCTTTAAATCAAGTTTTATCTTGGTGCGGAATTCAGAAAGTATGTTTTTATAACACTTTGAATTACTTGCGTAGCTTAATAGATGGAAAGTTGTTTTTGGTTCCCTTTTGGTCAGATGATTACTCAGGTGTGAGGACTTCAAGAGTCCCCATGCGTTACTCCATGCTTGTCAGGAAGACCGTGTCCATACCCTTCAAAGGGGATGAGCAATTAGGTTTACTGTGTGTATTGGGTGGCTATGTAGAATCTCCTGTTATGAAAAAGGGTTTATGTCCTGGGGCGGCTTACACTACGCGCGAGTGTGAAAAGAAAAGCTCGTACGTGCGTAAGGACACAAGGTTGCCGAGAGGCTTCCTTGATGGCCGGTCACCGGATGGTGACCGCTCGGCCCACGCTTGGGTCGACGGCTTAGTCGAGTTCCTTGTCTAGGAACTTGATCTAAGACGAAAGCGGGTTCATCCAAAACACGGTTTTGGACCCGCAGCCCCCGGGGGTTTTCCCCGGGTGGTCACCTCACCTACTGCTTAGCAGGTGAGAGCCC